TACAGGAGTTTCAGACCCAACATTAATTACAGTAAATCCAACAACATAATTAAACCATAATTATTGATTTAAAAACCCTTGCATTTGATGTGAGGGTTTTTTTATGTCGGAAAATACGCCATTAAAACGGCTTTATAACAGTTGACAAGTCACCATTAAAACGGTGCTTGTCTTGGTGTTGTAGTGAATACTAAATCACTTCTTCTAAAATAGTGTCCTTAAAACCAGATTTGTTCCATTCTTCTTTTGTATAAACACCTCTAATATCCAACTTCGTATTCATTGCATATCTGGCAACAATGTTTAAATATTTATCAGCTATTTTGTATTTTTTCATAATATTAATTTTAGTTCTTAATAATCCGTACTCACCACAACACCACCTAAAGCACATTAAAACGATGCTTTAGCCAAACCGTTATAAACAATTAACTTTTGCTTGGTGCTTTATCGCAAGTACAATCCATTCCCGTAATCATTACTCCCGTATCTTCACACCATTCACAATTAAAAGTTAACTGTTCGCTTTTCTTTATAACACCAAGTAAAACACATAACTCATTTGTGAGTTGCATTGCGGTTTCTTCGTTTTCTGTGTGGTTCTTAGCCACTTCAAATATTTTATCTTTCATATCGTTACGTTTTTTACTCATTACGTTAAGCAAATATAAATATTATTTATAATAAAACAAATAAACTTTAATAAAACATTTTATAATAATTAATATTTAATAGTAAATAATGTAATTATGTATAAGGTAAAAAGAAAGTATTTAGGTAAAGTTTTGAAAGGTGGCGGTATTTCTGCCACGTTGAGCGATGATCTAAGCGAGGGAGTATTAACACTTCTATACAATAGATTTGGGAAAGAATATTTTACAAAAGTAAAGGAAAAGAAAGAAGATGATAACAATACAGAAAGCCCAAGCGAATAATATAGTCTTAACTCTTACAGAGAAAACAACTATTGCGCCTGTATTTTATTTATTGGAGTTGGTTAGTAATCAAAACAACGATTCTAAAGTAGTTTACTTAGGTACTGACATTTCAATAGATACTTCTAGGTGGAATGAGTTTATTTTAACTGAGGATGATACAGAGGATTTACCAAATAGTGTAATAAGTTTAGAGGCTACTACTTATGATTACTTTGCATGGGAATCTACTAGTACGGATTTTGCTGATGCCGTTGGAATTGTAGAGTCTGGAAAATGTGTTGTCAATGGTGACGATATTGTAGTCAGTACTTTTGACGATAAACCCGACGAATATACATTTAACCCTTAAAAAATGAAGAACAAAAAGAATAATACTATACCTTTTAGGGTAATTAATTTTAATGAGGCTTATACACCTCCTGTAAATAAGTACAAGCCTTCAAAAGGTTGGATAGAATGGGGAGAAAAAAACAACTATCCTAATAATACTTTTGAAATGTATAATTATACGGGGTCATCTACTAGTAAATCCATCATAAATAAGAAAGTTGCTTTATCAACTGGTAAAGGTTTTCAAGATATACAAGATGAGAGCTTGCAAATGTTTGTAGATAAGACAAAACTAGTTAAGGAAACTAAGAAAGCAGATTTAGACTATGAAATAATCAATGGTTTTGCTTTTGAAGTGATTTGGAGTTTAGACGGTTCAACAGTTACAAGCATTAAACACATTCCTATTCATAAATTAAGACGAGGTATAGAGTGTGAGGAAGTACCTTATCCACATTTCTTCTTTAGTCACGATTGGGAGAACTCTAGAAAAGCAGAGTTTAAGCCCGTTCCTATTAGAGAGTGGAATCCATACATCAAGCAAGGTAAACAAATATACGTTTACTATGAGTACAATCCTTTTTACGACATTTACCCTGTTGAGTCTTACTCTAATTGTATGAATTGGATTGAGATGGACTACGAGATTAGTAGATTTCACATTAACCAATTAAAGCAAGGTTATCATCCATCATTTATCTTAAACTTTGCTACGGGTATTCCTGAGCCTGAGGAAATGGATGAGTATTATAGCGACTTCGAGGATAGATATAAGGGAACACAAAACGCTGGAAACTATTTCCTTTCATTCTCAGAGGGTAAAGATAATGCACCAGAGTTAACGCCTGTTGTTTTAAATGATTCGGATGATCGTTTTAATATGCTTATAGAACAAAGCGAAATTCAAATAGCGAGGGGTCACGAAATACCGCCTCAGATGGTCGTTTTGACTCCTGGTAAACTATCGGGAACAGACGAAAGAATGGAGCTGTTAAAGGAGTTCCAATTGAGCTACATAACACCAAGACAAGAGAATATTGAAGGTGTTTTAAATGAGATTCTTAAATACGGTGGTTATAATGAGGAATTAAAGTTGAATGAGTATGGAATGGAAGAGAGTAACGAACCAGATAACACAGTAGAAGATGAGTGATAAAGTAAAGTTTATAAGTTTAGACCTTTTAAAAAGGAATACAACTATACAGGATAATGTAGATGATGATATCCTAGTACCATTCATTTATAAGGCGCAAGATACTAAAGTTCAACAAGCATTAGGAACTACTTTTTACAATAGGTTAAAAGAGGGTGTGGTTAATGATGATCTAAACGCTGATGAGACTACTTTATTAATAGACTACATACAACCTATGTTAATTGAGTGGACTTTTTACGAGGTTATGCCACATCTCAACTACAAGTTTACAAATAAAGCGATAAGCAAAGAGTCGAGCGAGTGGTCAACTTCAAGTGAACTAAATGAGATTAAATACTTAGATGATAGGGTAAGAAACATGGCAGAGTTTTACACTAAAAGACTTAATGTTTATTTGTGTGATAATGAAAGTCTATTTCCTCAGTATCAAAACCCAGATGATGATGAGAATTTAAAGAGAAAAGATACATCTTATTTTAGTGGCATCTATATCCCTAAGAAAAAGAGAATTGATAAATACCATAAAAGACAAGTATAATGCCAAACTTAGTAAGTTTTTATAATAATGTTTCCATGACTGATGATAATGATGTTGAAGTAGTTTCTCAAATAGATAATCTATCGACTGAGCAAGTTAAAAATTATGTGGACTTTTACAATAGAATAAAATTAGATATTAATGGAGCGATAAAAATAGTTAAAAGATGAGTTTTCAACCTGGAGATTTTGTAGAGTTTTTTAGAAATGTAAAGTTAACAGATGATGGATATCTTATTACTTCTGATTCGAACGGTGGTGCTCCTTTTTCTGGTGAGTATACAAACTATTCAGATTTAATACTAAATAATCCAGCATCAACAGTTGGTAGATTTGCCTATGTATTAAGCAGCCAAGGTACTAAGTGGCTACCTGGAACAATGGGAGGGACTTTCTATGGTGCTGGTTGGTATTATGATACTGGTAGCCAATGGCTGAATAAGAATGATGAAATATTTAACGGTTTAGAAGATTTAATCAATCAAAAGGTAAATCGTTTTTCAATAAACCTTGATAGTTCTGAAAGCTCTGTTACTAGAACAGTTGCAGGGGGTAGAACAACTTTTACAATAACACATGATTTTAATTCTTTGGACGTTATGGCGCAAGTTTATAGAATTTCTAACTCAAGAGATGTAGGTTGGAGAATACAACGAAACGGAGTTAATGAGTTAGAAGCTAGTAGAGCGGGTACAATATCTGATGGAGATTTTAGAATCATAATACTAAACTAATGGAGATAAATGATATTTTAAAGCTTGTAAACCTAACGCAAGCTGAAATAAATGCACTTACAGATAAGGAAGGATTTTATTTTAATAGTGATACGGGAAATGTTGAGTTCGACGGTTCTGCAATCGGTGGAGGTGGTGGAAGCGGAGATATGCAAGCAAGCGTATATGATCCAAATAACATTCAAGATGATGCATTTGATTATGGTAATTTTCTTGGAACTTTTCAAATAAATGGAGGTACTACAACTATTAACATGAGTTCAGATAAGGACAACTTAGATGTTGATGGTTTTAATATTGTTTATTTGACATCTGGCTCACAAGATAGAAGGATAACAGGTATCAAAGCCCCTCCAAGTGGAGTTAATAGAGTCATTTGTTTTATGAGTAATACAACTTTTAGAATAAAATTCGTACATCAAAGTGGTAGTAGTTTAGTTAATAATAGAATCTTGTTAAGAGGTCAGGCAGGGACTAGAAATTTAGTAGGCTATCAGATTACACTTGCAATTTACAATCATAGTTTAAATAAATATCAATTAATCAGAATGGCATAATGAGACAATTTTATAAACATGCAGACGGGGCAATTGCATTTGAAGATTCTGCTCCAGTTGATTATACATTAGTTACAGGTACAGAAAGGGACCTTTTATGGGATGCAAAATATATAGAAAGAGCAGAGGATGGTGATTTATATTATACTCAAACTCAAAGAAATCTATATCTATCTTTTTTAGATGGAGACTATACAAGCATTGAAATATTCAATTTTGAATCTCATATTAAAGATTTAAGCGAGTTAGTAAAATCTGGCAACTGGTTTACTGCTCAATCTGTTATAGCTGTTTTACCTTTGTCTGGTATTTTTGATTCAACAAAAAAAGATGAAATAAAGAATTATATTGATAATTACGTTATAAACAACTATTAAAATGACAACTGAGATTCTAGTAGAAATAGCAAAAGGTGGTGGAGTTATTGGACTTCTTGTTGCTTGTGTTATTTATTTTATGAAAAGAGAAGGCAAAAAAGATAAAGAGATAGAAGCCTTAAACACCCTTTTACGAGAGGTTGAAAAAGACAATCTTAATGCCTTATACAAAGTGTTGAGTTACCTAGAGAAAGCGCAAGAAAGAGACTCTAATAGTTTTAGCGAATTAAAAAGAGATATTGAAGAGATGCGAAAATCCATAGAGGACAAACTAAAAGACTTGAAGGATGCCAAATAGTAAGATAAAAAAATGTGTTAATCAGTCTATTGATGAATTGCTTTTTAAGTTCGGAATAGATAAAGACGTTAAATTATTTGGACAACCTTTAGAGGATTTTGATATAAAAGATTTATCTTTAATAGAAAGAAAGCGATTTAGAAAGTTATTAATAAATAAAATAGATGATTATGGGTTACAAACTATCACAGAGAAGTAGACAAAGACTAGAAGGTGTACATCCTTCTCTAATCGCATTAATTGAATATTCTATTATAGATAGTCCTTTTGATTTCGGAATACCTAGAGATGGTGGAGCAAGAACACAAGAGAGACAAGATGAACTTTATGCACAAGGTAGGACAAAGGATTTACATAAAGCCAAGGTAACTTGGACTAGAAATAGTAAACACCTAATTAAATCAGATGGCTATGGTCACGCTTTTGATCTTTATGCTTACGTTAATCGCAAAGCAAGTTGGAGTTCTAAACACATAGACCCAATCGGAAAACACATCTTAAAATGCGCTAAAGAATTAGATATTGATATTCAATGGGGTGTAGTAATCAATGGAGTACATAAAGACAAGGGGCATTTTCAATTGAAATAATTAGTATCTTGCATAAAAAAACTATGGAAGGTAAGAAAAGAATGTTTTATGACATAGAGACTTCATTTTGTGAGGGTACTTTTTGGCGTCCTGGATATAATCAAGTAATCCATCCACATCAAATTATTAGATATGCTCAAATTATTTCCGTTTCTTGGAAGTGGGAAGGAGATAAACAAGTCCATCATTTAGACTGGGGCATAGATAAACAATGTGACAAGAAACTAGTCAAGAAGTTTATAAAGGAATTAGATAAAGCTGATGAGATTGTTGCACATAACGGTGATAGATTTGATATTAAATGGATTAGAACTAGAGCCATCTATCACGGTATTGATATGAGAGATACTTATACGATGATTGATACTTTAAAACTCTGTAAGAAGTATTTAAACTTACCTTCTAATAAACTATCTGAGGTTGCAAAGTATTTAGATGTAACTAGAAAGATAGATTCTGGAGGTATGGAGACTTGGTTTGATATTGTATTCAATAAAAATCAAAAAGCTTTAGATCATTTGCATTACTATTGCGATGGTGATGTAATAACTTTAGAGGAAGTCTATCAGAAGTTAAGACCTTATGTAAGAAATAAATCTAATTATACTGTTTTAAGAGGCGGTGATAAGTTTTCTTGTCCTGAGTGTGGAACAAACCATATAGGATTAAATAAGACTTACACAACGGCTGCTGGAACGATTCAACATTATATGAAGTGTAAGGAGTGTAAACAACCTTATAAAATCAACAATAAAACTTACATGGATTTCCTACAATTTAAAATCAAGAATAACATATTTTAAAATAAAAGTTGTATATTTATACTATCTTTCATGTGTTGATAGTTTTTATGTTTTAGAGAGGGGTTGAATTAACGACCCCTCTTTTTTTTGTTCTAGTGATTTCTACTTACCTTTTCTAGTTTAAGTAAGTCAAAAGCCTGTTGAGCAAACTCACTTAGTTGTTTATTAGCAAACTTCAAAGTTTCTATTTCATTGTTTAGGGATTGTATCTCCTTATCCTTTGCACTTGTGTCAGGTTTCCCTAATAATATATTTAAAACCCTTTCAGAGTATAGTATTGTTTTACCATTCTTAGTTAAATCACTTTTAAGTAAATTTACATTTTTTAAATGTCTATAAATAGTCCTATCAGTTTTACAACACATTTCTGCTAATTCTGTTATAGTATAAAATTTCATAATTATATTTTTAAAATTCTAAATTATACGTTTCCTTCCACACTTCTCTGTGATATGCTTTGATAGTTCCATAATTAGCATCAAATATATCTATCGGTTTAATTCCCATCTCTATTCCATTAGATTTTAATAACCTCCAATTGAATTTAATACCATGATTAAGCATTTGCATCCTCTTTATAGAGGCGTACTCCATAGATTTGTCTAGTTCAGCTTCTAATAGTTTGGCTTTTCTTGTTTGTGCTGATGCGGTTGCCATTGCGGTTGCCTCTCTTTTGCTTCCTATTTCTGCTTTAGTCTTAATTGCGATGTCTAATTCTTTTTGAGTACGTTCTAAATCCTCTAGTAAAAGAACTTGTTCCTTTGCTAACTCTAAAGCCGTTCTAGGTCTGGATAGTTTCTTTTCACATTCTAAGAAATAGTTTTTAACCTTATTACCCATTTCAGTACTAGTAGCCATTGATAGTTTCTTTGCAGTATCTAGTGTTAATGCGTAGTCTTTTTGAGCATTAGATTTCTTTTCGCCATTATTGGCGATTAGAATATAATCAATACCTTCTTCAAAGAATGGACTATTAGTTAAATTAGATTTAATCCATTTAGAAAATTCTCTTGATACCCCTAAAACCTCGTGCAACTCCCTTGCGTCTACAACTTGGCTTCCATCATCATTCTTTTGTACTTTAATTAATTCTCTCATTTTTTATTGTTTTAAAAAAACCCCCGAAGTAAATATCTGACACATATCTACAACGGAGGTTTAAAAAAATATTATCATATAAAAAGTGGTGTCAGCACTAAACGAAGAACTACAAATATAAAACTTTTTTTTAATTATACAAACTCTATTTATATTATTACTATTATACTAGTTAATAACTATGCTTTACTTTCTTTCAGTAGGAAGAGGATAGACTAAACCCTAGAAGAAAAAGAAATAATTTTTTCAACTAAGTACATCCTCTAACTATGCTTATACTACTCACAGCTTTTCAAGGGTTAAATAATTAATCACTCTTATTTAACTGGTTGTTATCTACGGGCAGTGATACCCTCCTAGCACTCGTCCAACCTTAGACCTGAGTTTACTCCCTTGCTCAATCCTCTTGGAGTTTAATTAATTCCGTTACCCGAGCGTACATTATTCACCGACAAAGTAACGAGTCAAAGATAATAAAAACTTTGGAATAAAAAAAACTTTTAAAAAAACTTTAAATTATTATTGGATATTAAAAAACAAATATTATCTTTGATGAAACAAAACAATTAATTATGAAGTTATCACAGAAAGAAATACAAGATTTAATAGACAACATTAAGTATCATGTTATAGATAAGTATCAAGGTACTGATTATGATGAGGACGAGGACGAGTATTTATACAACGGTAAGATGTATTGGTACAAAGCAACATTTGAGACATTAGAATACGAGACATTTATAGAAGCTGGAGAGTATAGCCATGTAGAATGTGGTCATAGAGAAATGACCTTAGACGATGTAGATGTTCATGAGTTAAGTGTAGAAAATAAAGAGGGAGATTTAGAAATAATATTTTAACGACCTGTGTAAACTGACGTTTTAATGCACTCTAACGGCAAAGAATATGAGTAGTGGGGTATTCTAGAAAGATACTAAGGATGAAGACAGCTAAGAGTATGGAGTACTGCCCATATCTCCTAAGTATCGCACCCCATTACTTATATTTATTGTTGTGCGTATGTACTTGTATTACGACACAACGCTACCGTGTATGGCAAGTAAGCCGCGCACTAAACTTTGAACTTAAACAATAACTTAATAAATAAAAGACAAATGAAAACAGAACATTTAGATTTAGAAATAAAAAAATTAACCCATTCTCAAAACTATGAAGGGATAACAGAAACTCAGCAAAAAAGACTAAATGAATTTATAGATATTAAAAAGCAATTAGCTTTATGCAGTGTTGTGGGGCAAAGCGAACAGTATTGCGATTGCGATAAACCTACTCTTGGAGACAATGTTTGGACTTGCGGTTGCGGTAAGCCATTTAAGAGAAGAGGTAAATAGCAATATTGCCTACAACGCATTGTATAAGGTGCGTTTTAATGCACTTTATACCTTGTTATATGCTTACGATAAAGATACAAAAATGAAGATATTAAATTTATACGCTTGTTTGGGTGGTAACCGCTACAAGTGGAACGAAGTAAAAGAAGATATTGAAGTTACAGCTGTTGAGTTAGACCCAGAAGCTGCTAGGTTATATCAAGAACGATTCCCAAATGATAAGGTAATTGTTGCAGATGCTCACCAATATTTATTAGACCATTACAAAGAGTTTGATTTTATTTGGGCTTCACCTCCTTGTCCTACTCATTCGAGAGCCAGGGGATATAATACTAGAGTGGAAACAAAATATCCGGACATGAAACTTTATGAAGAGATAATTATGCTTCAAACAGTTTCAAAAGGAGAAGATGCAAGGTTTAAAGGTGGGTTTGTTATTGAAAATGTTATACCATATTATACGCCTTTGATTGTAGGTCAACAAAGACATAGGCATTTATATTGGTGTAATTTTAAACTACCGGGAAACTTGAGTGATAGAAAAGCCCCTAAAATTGGAGCTGGAGAAAATGAGGTAAAGCAATGGTGTAAGTTTCACGATTTTGATTTTTACAAATACAAAGGAGAACAACCAGTTCAAAAAATGGCTCGTAACCTTGTAGACTATGAAGCTGGTAGGACTATATTTGAAACTTATTTAGGAATACAAAGAAGTAAGGATATAAAACAAACTACTTTATTTTAACCGATAATGTAGTTTGCATATAACAACCGAATAAAACACATTCAAAAAATTTAACCACCATGAACGATCAAGTAATACAGATGATTCACGCAATAAACAAAGATGATATAACTGAAACAGAATCTGTTTTTCTAGTTCAGTTTATTGCATCATACTTAGATTTAAAAACAATTAGTGACACCGCAAAACATAGAGGTAAATCATTTAATGGAATAAAGAACTTTAATGATAAGGTTCTAATAGGAGGTAAAAAATTTATAATAAATAAATTATGAAAGAAAATGTAAAGCTATTATTAGCAGTAGCACATATCCAAGCAGCAAAGGACTGTTTTGATGAGTTAAAGACTTCTAGTTTAATGACTAGAGAAATGAAAGTAACAACTAATAACTTTAATAAGGCTTATAAAAGGTCTTTTGAAAAGGTTATAAGCAGCCAATTTAATATTGATGATGAGATATTAGAAGAGTTAATAGCTAACCTAGACGATCAAGTGAATAAAGTAGTACTAACAAACATTAATAAATTATACAGCAGATTATGAAAACATTTACAATAGACGGTGAAACCGTAGAGTCACAAAGAATATTATTAAGAAAAGAGTTATATCATCCAATTGATCCATACGACATTAAAAATCTATTTGAAGAGTGTAATGCCTGTGATTTTTTAGTTGACATAGATACATCAAGCAATGGTATTGAAAATTGGAGTACATTCACTTTATATCAAAATAAGACACAAGAAGAAATCAAAGAGGAGGCTATTGAATTAGCTAATAAGAAGATTCAAGAGTTAAACGAAGATATTGAAGAAATAAGAAAAACAGAGATATGAAAACAATAAGAATAATATTAATAGGGTTGATCTTAGTAGGTTGCTCTCCACAAATGAGGTTGAATAGAATACTCACAAAGCATCCTTACCTAGCTAAGAATGTAGATAGTACTTTCTATGACACTACGACAGTAATTACAAAAGATGTGCGCTTAGATACCATCCATTCTATTAATAGAACAGATACATTAATAGTTACTAAAGAGAACTTGACTATTAAAACTTATGTTCATAAGGATAGCATCTATGTATTTGGTAATTGCAAGAGCGACACGATAGAAGTAGTTAAAACTATAACCGTACCGACTCAGATATTTAACTATCAGAAATTAACATTCTGGCAGAAGTCTAAAGGTTGGTTAATCCCTATATTGATTATTTTAGGGATTGGATTTATAGCGGTAAGAATATTAAAAGAGTTTAAAGTATTATAATTATGGAATTAGAAGATAGAGTACAAAAAGATATGAATAAGTTGTGTGGACTTATGGGAGTTGATAGAGATGCTTTCTTATCAGACAACAGGAAAAGAAGTTTAGTAAACGCTCGGAAGGTTTACGCTTATATCCTACATAGAAAATATGGTCTAGGTTGTTCTTATGTTGGTAAGATAATGAATAAGAATCATGGTACTGCCTTGTATTACTTTAGAGATATGGAGCAAATATTAGGAACGACTCACATAACACCACTACAACAGAGTACAGTTGATTTAATGTTATCAAAGATAGATCATAAGGAGTCAACGGTTAATGATATAGTCACTAAGATTATAGGGTTTAGCAGAAAGATGAGAAGACAACACCAGGCTAATAAGAAAACAATCCAGGAGTTAAGAGAGGATTCTTATGAGATTGAGGCTTTACATTTACAAAAGGAGAACGACACTATTATGAATATGGTTTATTCTTTAGAGAATGATTTAGGAATTAACACAAGTCAAGATGATTAAACTAGTATTATACTTTCACTTCTTATTACCAACGCCTGAGAACGTTTACAATGAATGTTTAAGACAAGAGGTGAAAGAACCTGAGATAGTAACAAGGCAATTTATCCTGGAGACAGGCTGGGCAAAATCCTACAACTGTATTAAAAGAAATAATCTATTCGGACTATACGACAGTAGAAACCATTGTTATTTCACCTTCAATCATTGGAGAGAATCAATTAGAGGTTACAAAAATATGATTCAATACAAGTATAAAGGTGGAGACTATTATAAGTTTCTAACTGATTTGGGTTATGCAGAGGATAAGAATTATATTAGTAAGTTAAAAAACATAAAATTAATGTTGGATAATAAGAAATAATTATTATATTTGATAAAACAAAAAGACATTATGAGAACTAAAAGAACAGTATTTGATACACTAGAAAAGAAAGGGGTAAGTTATGCCATTGGAGTTTCTAAGGTTGGAGTAAGACTAGGAGAAGATGCTTTTATAGATAGAGAGTACTATATCATTGCATCAAGAGAGGATAGACCTAAAATCAAAAGAATGAAGTTTAAAGGAGAGTTCCCAACTTCTAGGACAATAGAAAGGACTTTAACGGATAGAGAAATAGACATATTTAAAAAGGATATTGGAAAGTATATCAAGGTTCACCACGATAAGAACGGGAGAGTCTATGAGGTTAGAGGAAACGGATTTAAAAAGAGATTTAATAAGAACGTAATAACATTATTTTAAGATGAACATTAAAGATTTACAAAAGCCTTTAGGGGTAGATCAGATTGAGTTTAGGATTCAATCAATTAATAAGGGTGGATATGCTACAATATTAGCTTATAAAGATGCAAGGGTAGATATGCAAGTATTAGACGATGTGTGTGGTGCTTTAAATTGGAAGAGAGAACATACTAATAACAATCATAATTGTATAGTATCAATCTACAATGAGGAAGCCTTGCAATGGGTATCAAAAGAAGATACAGGAACAGAGTCTTTTACAGAGAAAGAAAAAGGATTGGCTAGTGATTCATTTAAGAGGGCTTGTTTTAACTGGGGTATTGGGAGAGAATTATACAACTATCCAACTATTCAAATAAAATTAAATTCTGATGAGTTTGCGGTTGATGGTAATAGAGTAAAGCAAACATTCAAACTAAAGTTAAAAGAATGGAAATGGTTTGTTAAAACAGATGAATCTGGAACGGTTGAGCAGTTAGGATGCCGAGATAATAACGGTGCAGTTAGATTTAATTATACTAAACATTAGAACTATGAGCAGACTATTTGAAGAGTTAAGAGAAGGAGAAGAGTATATGAATCTATCTTTTAGAGTAGATTTAGGAAGGACAATTATAAAGCAATTAAATGATGAAGAGTATCATTTACATTACATCAAGGAAAAGAATGAATCGTATAAAGAGGATGAAGTGCTTACGAGCCTTTATAAAGATAAGAAGAAGGTACAGAAACTCATTAGTATTAGAGAACAAGATTTAAACCAAAAGAAGTAATTATGGACACAAGTAAATTAGAAAAGAAAATTAGTGAGTTAAAAAATAGGAATAGATTTCTACTTAAAGTTAGAGATGGGGAAGAAATAGAGCTTTCTTATTTCTCAATTATTGGAAGTATCAGCTTATTTAAACTTAGTGATGATGAAATAGATTACCTAGTTAATAGCAGTAGAGTTAAAATTAAAGAACTAGAGCAAGAGTTAAGCAATTACCTATAAAAAAATAGATTATGGAAAATAGATTAAGCGATTTTATAAACACCCTAGCATTAGAAAAGGGAATAACAAAAACAGAGATAAGTAAGGAGTTAGGTTTTAAGTGTCCTACTTCTTTCTACACCTCGATTAAGAACGGTGGTTTAACTTGGAAGAAAATATTGGTAGTTTTAGATAAGTATGGATATGATATTAACTTTAAAAAGAAATAAGATGAATTGGATTTACGTGGTAACAATAAAGGATGCATTTGCAATTGGTGTTTTAGCGTTATTTGTATTAATAATTTTGTATATTAAAATAAGTAATTGGTTCACAAGAAAAAAGAAATAACATGGAAAAGATAAACAACACATTAAAGAGAGTCCAGGAACTTGTAAAAGAGTTTCCTAATGATAAAGAACTAGGATCAGAGATAAGAAAACTAGTTAAGGAAAACTCAGGAACTTATTTAGAACAGATAAAGAGAGAGAACGAGGAAAGGAAAAAGAATAGCAGAGAAGAGAAGGAAAGAGAGAGAATGATTAAACTATGTAAAGAGGTAGTGATACCTTATGATAGTACTGCTTTTAGGATTATGTTCTTTAATTGGATCGAGTATAAAAGAATAGAACATGGGTTTAAGTATAAAAGTAGATTAAGCCTACAAGGAGCATTAAAGAAACTAAGCGACCTATCTAAAGGAAGTGAAGAGGATGCGATAATGATTATCTCCCAATCAATAGAGAACGGATGGAAAGGATTTTTTGAACTTAAAACTAATAACAATGGAAAAGAAGAAATCGGAATTAGTGAGGATTACCTCCAAAGAATTGCAAACGGTTTATAGTGTAAAAGGATTAAGAGAGAACTATGGAGAGGTTAGAAAGATAGAGCAGTCGATAGAATCGGATGCACCTACTTTAAGTCTCCTAGTTAATAGCTTGGGAACTTCAAAGATAGAGAACTATATTAAACTATGGATTATAAACTTAATGCAGTCACTAGACCTAAAGAGAACACTAAGCGAGAACCAAATAGATGAATGCGCTTTTTTAATAGTGAGTACTTATAGGAGTATGAAAGTTACAGATATAAATATTATCTTTAACGAGGCAAAGCTGGGGAAGTATGGAGAGTTTTATGAGTCTCTAACAATGTCAAAGATACTTTTATGGTTTAGAATGTATGAGGAAGAGAGGCAACAAGCGTGGGAGTTTAAAAGCCAAAGAGAAGCACAAAGTTATAAATACAATGCACCAAGAAATAATAAGACTGAAAGTATAAGAGATCAAAAAGCAGTAGTATTAAATAGTAAAGATTTAAACCAATTAAAAAACAAATAGAAATGAGAAAATTATTATTGTTGCCATTATTCCTACTAGGTTGTAGTGAACAAGTAGAAAAGTTAACTCCAGAAGAGTTGGAAGAGAAAAGACTAAGAGAAATATCAGATAGAAAGATAGACTCTTTAAATAGAAGGATAGACAGTATTAAGATAGCGAATGAACACTATCAAAAGAAAATGAGGTTAAAAATTTTAAATCAATAATTATGAAAGTAACAGGTAAAATAATTAATATACTAGAAGAGCAAAGCGGGACTAGTGGAAGCGGTAAGGATTGGAAAAAGATTTCCTTTGTAGTAGATAACAATGAGCAGTATAATAACATCTATTGTTTTGAAGTGTTTGGAGTTGATAAGGTGGACAACTTTAAGAAGTACAACAAAAAAGGTCAGTTAGTTAATGTAGAGTTTAACGTGAGTTGTAACGAGTGGAAAGGAAAGTATTTTACTACCTTATCAGCTTGGAAGATTTCAGCAGAGCAACAAGCACAAGTTGATAACTCAGTAACAACACCACCTATTGAGGCTCAAATAGAAGATGGAGTAGAAGACTTACCTTTCTAATGAAGAAAAGAAAGTGTAAACAATGTGGGCAATACTTCCAGCAACAAAGACCATTACAATATCTTTGCAGCTGGGAGTGTGCCTCTATCTATGCCAAAGAACTAGAGAAGAAAAAGGAAGAAAAGGAATGGAAGAAAAGAAAGAAGGTTATCAAAGAAGAGTTAAAGACCCATTCGGATTATGTTAAAGAACTTCAAATAGTATTCAATAAGTACATAAGGTTAAGAGATAAGGGTAAGCCTTGTATAAGTTGCGATAAACCATTGAAGGGTAAGTTTGACGCTGGACATTTTTATTCAGTTGGTAGTTATCCTAATCTAAGGTTTAACGAGATTAATGTGCATGGTCAATGTGTTTACTGCAATCAATATAAAGGAGGTAATATACACGAGTATAGGAAAAGGTTAAAAGTAAGGATTGGAATACCAATGATGCAACAATTAGATAGGATGGTAAATACCGCTTCTAAGTTGTCTATACCTGAGTTGATAGAATTGAAAGAGATATACAAAGAGAAGATAAGAAAACTTAAATAACCTTATCACTAATTAATAAAACGATATAAAACTTAAATAAGCTATGAATAAAGAATTGATTGAAGTAAGGGATAGAATATTATTTGAATTAAATGATTTTATGTTATTAAGACCTGAAATTGAAAACAAAATACTTTCTATTGTAGATAATAATTTTGACAAAGCCCTCCAAAAAGCAAAGGAAGAACAACCTAAAGACGTTGAAGAGTTTTTGAGGAGTCATAAAATTTGGGATAAGTTTCAAGATGAAAACAGTGGTTTTTATGGAATAGCACCTAAAACAATTATGAACCTATTAACAGACTTCGTTAATTCAAGAAAGGAAGTGACGGATGAAGAGATAGAGAATGAAACGGATGATTTTTGGATATTAGATGATTCAGATTGTTGTGGCTCTAGGGTTAGCGGGTTTCTTGAAGGTGCTAAATGGATGCGAGAACAATTAAATAAATAGCTATGAAGTACAACCCTAATATTCCACAAGAAAAAGCAAAAGCCTTAATAGATTTTAATAAGATCATTGAAGGAGAGAAACACTTTGAACTTAAAACAATCAATAAGACTAGGACAGTAACTCAGAACGGTGCACTTCATTTATACTTTGCCTTTGTATCAGAAGAATTAAACAATCTAGGTATTGAATTTGAATACACAGGTATAAAAGGTTTAAGTATGGGGTGTCCTTACACCGAGTCAATAGTGAAAGAAATGATATGGAAGCCTATACAGAAAACTCTATTCAATACAGATTCCACAACTAAGCTAGACACTAATCAAATGAATAGGATAATAGACATACTAACAAAGTTCTTTGCAGAACAAGGAATTAATTTACAGTTTCCAAGTATCGAAACACTAATGAGTAAATAAAAGTATTATATTTGTTTAAACCAACAATTAAAAATGTTGAACAAAACGGAAATAATAGCAAAGTTGTTTAAGGATAAAGACTTAGATTTTGTTATACAAAATATTCTTATTAAGAATGGAGATGGTAGATTATTCAATGACTTTAAACAAGAATTATTCCTTATTCTTTTAAATAAAGAAGACAGTTACATAATAAGCAGATACGAGAAAGGTACTATTTTATTTCTTATTTATAGAATATGCACTAATCAAATCAATTCTGGAACCTCTCCTTTTTATAAGAAATACAAAGGTCAACACTTCGATAATATAGATATCCAAGAACTACCGATAGAGGATGAAGACTATCATAGTTTTGATATATTAAAGTACTGCAACGAGAATAACATACTATCATGGTACGAGTCAGAAATACTATCAATCTATTATAAGTTAGCAGAACACAAGCACAAGGATGAGAAATCAACTCTAAGAGGAATTGAGGAAGAGTATGGAATAGATCATGTCTCAATACACCTAACAGTAAAGAAGGCTATTAATAAGATTAAGAAACACATAGGTAAAAATTATATTTAATAATGCAAGAAGAGTATTTTGAATTTGAGGTAACAGTAGGAAATGGAATCTATACAGTTTATGGAGATAGAGTAGAGGTTAATGAGATGGCTTTAATGATATTCCACCAAGAGATGCTAACCTTTATGACAATAGAACCATTCACAGTTTATAATAAAACAAAAGCAAATAGTTAAATATCGCGTATCGCGATGCACGATATAAGTAAAACAAAAGCAAATGGATAGTAAAGAATTAAGGATAGGGAATTTAATAAATGATAACAGTCTTTACACACAAGTAATATCAGACCACTTAATAAATGATGAGTATTACGATGGTTTAAAAGGTTGTCTACCCATACCACTAACAGAAGAGTGGTTGATAAAGTTTGGGTTTGAGAAGGATGATGTGGAGGATTATTGTAAATTAATAGGCGAGGATACGTTTTTGGCGGTTGATTTAATAGGCCTAGAATGTCATATTGGTGTTAGTGTTGAGTGGGGAAGAGTTCCCTCGTTAATCGAACACGTACACCAACTACAAAACCTTTACTTTGCATTGACAGGAGAAGAACTAACAATAAAACAATGAATGATATTAAAATAATACTAGGAGGAGTTACCTTAATGTGGGTAGCTATACAATATGCAACTTTAATAATAGAGAGACTAGAGAAACACAACCTAATTAAATTCGTGTGTCTTAAATGCTGGTCTTTTATATTTGTACTAGGATATACATTAGACCCTATTCTAGCCTCTATGAGTGGACTACTTGGATACTTGCTAGATGAATACATAAGTAAAAAAAAAGCATGATTACAAAAGAGATAATAGAGCAAATGGATTCAGTCTTAAAAGCAAGAGTAAACGTTAAGGACTTAGAGATGTTTATTAGAAACAACATAGACCCTAAATGTAAAGGTATTTGTTCAAGATGTCAGACCCAAATAAGATATGCTCAGAGAAGAGTTAGAAAGTGGGCAGAGTTAAACAAGGAAGAAATAAGTAAAATAAGAAATGGGAAGTAATTGGATAAGCGTAGAAGATAGATTGCCAGAGAAAGTATTTAGGAATTATTTAGTAGCATACGAATGCAATACTATATCTTGTGTTAGATTAATAAAAGATTCATCTAATGAGCCACATTATTTCGATACACTCGGAGATGTTACCCATTGGATGCCATTACCAGAACCACCAAAAGAAAATAAATGATAGACGAACTAACAAAGATAAACAACAGACTAAAGACAATACATAAACAAATGAAAGAGGGGAAAATATCACCTTCTTTAGCAGTAGATAGAATAGAAAAGATAATTGAGAGAATAGATAAACTAGAAAGCGATGAGTGATATTAGCGATAGACATAAGGCATTTATAGACGAGTACTTAATTAATGGTATGAATGGAACTCAGGCATATCATAAAGTATATCCAGACGTAACGGATGAGACTGCTAAAGTAAACGCCTCTAAGCTACTAACTAATGCTAACGTTATAGAATATCTAGAGAGTGAAAGAAAACTCATTAGAGAGCGTTCTAGAATGTCTAAGGATGATAAACTAGGACTACTTGAAAGCATAATGGCAGCAGAGAATAAGAACCTAACTATTAAGGCTATTGAAGTTCATAACAAAATGACAGGAGACAACGAGCCTGAGAAGGTAGAACACTCAGGACAAAAGTCTATTAAGATTATTAAGCCAGATGATAAGTGAATTTAAACCATCAAATAAACAATACACTTTTTTAGAGTCGTTTGATGATGATACTCTAGAAGAGGTTTTGTATGGTGGTGCTGCTGGTGGTGGTAAATCTTACGTCTTATGGGCTTTAATGATTATTAAGGCGCAAGAGTTCCCAGGGATTAGAATAGGTCTAGGGAGACATACACTAACAGAAATCAAAAAGAATACCCTTACAACCTTTTATGAAGTAGCCAAGAATCTAGGCTTAGAACAATCAGACTATAAGTATAATTCAATAGATGGGAAGATAACCTTTCAAAATGGTAGTGAGATAATATTCTTTGAATTGAGGTACTTACCAAGTGATCCTAACTATGATAGGTTTGGAGGTGCATTATTAACGTTTGGTTGTATTGAAGAAGCTGGAGGAGTAGAGCAAAAGGGAAAGACTATCTTTCAATCAAGACTAGGACGGTGGAAGAATGACGAGTATCTAATCAAAGGTATTTTATTTATGACGTGTAACCCGTCAATGAATTTCTTGTATAGTGATTTTTATAGACCTTGGCAAGAGGGAGATTTAGAACCGTTTAGAAAGTATATCCCAGCATTATTAACAGACAACCCATTTAGACCTAAGAACTATGAAAAGAGTTTAGGGTTAATCCTAGACCCTATATCAAAGGCGAGACTATTAAAAGGTGAATGGGATTTCGACGGTGACAAAACAAGACTATTAAAATATGATGAAGTACTTGATATCTATAATCATAAAGGTTATAAGCCTAATAACAATTATTACATATCTGCTGATATTGCTTTTAGTGGTGATAAGTGTATTATTATTCTCTGGGATGGATTGGACATATTGGAGATACATCATTACAAAGGGGATGAGCCTGAGAAAGAAATAATCAAACTAAGGGATAAATACAACGTAAGCCCTAGACAAATAGTCTATGATGCTGATGGAGTAGGTAAATATCTAAAGGCTAAATTAAGAAGTGCATACGATTTTATTAATAATGGTAAGCCGATTAATGGAGAGAACTACGATAACATTAAATCACAAGTTTATTTTAAGTTAGCTGAAATGATTGGGGGTGGTTTTGTCAAGTGTCATGATCTAACTTTGAAAGATGATTTAATACAAGAGGTTTATGAGATAAGAAGCCAACCATTAGAAACGATAGACGGTAAGTTAAAGTTAGTTAAGAAGAAAGAAGTTAGTAAGGCTATTGGAAGGAGTCCAGATATATCTGATGCTTTAGCTTATAGAATGGTATTTGAAATTAAGGGTAAGGTTAGAAAGCCTTTTTAAATTATAGATTATGACTTGGATAGATAAAGAAAAAGAGGAGAAGTTAAGACTAATGAAAGAACTTACAGAGTCGTTATGGAGTATAGGTCATGAAGAATACTTAATGAATATTAAAGAAATTATAAATGAGGGTTCTAAAATCAAAGGTAAACAAGATGGGTTCACACCTAAAGAGGGAAGCAATATAAAACTAGAAGATAATGAGAGAGTGATTAAAAACATTAACAAATAAATTATATTTAATTAAAAAAGAATTATGGTTAAGTTGAATTTAACAATAGATGATGAAAAGAAGTCTTATGAAGTTCCTGACTGTTGGGAAGATATGACAGTCAAGATGTATGAGAAACTAACATCTGTTAAAGAGAGTGAGAATGATTTAAAATATAGTTTAGATTTGATTTGTGCCTTAGTTGGAATGGATATTAAAACGGCTTACATGATACCCGTTAATGATATGCCAAAGATATTAGAACCTTTAGAGTTTGCAAAGACTCCAATAAAACTAAGTAAAAAGAAATCTATAAGTATTAATAAAGAGAAGTACTATTTGAAGGATGATTTTGATAACCTAAATACAGGGGAGGTCATTAGCTTAAACATCTTAAAGGATAAGTACCAGAATAACATTGAGGCTGGAATTAGTGAGATGCTTTGTATCTTCCTAAGAAAGAAAAAGAGCAACGGTAAACTAGAGACTTTTGATGATGAGTTTATGGATAGGGCTGAGATGTTTAGAGAGAACGTAAGAATAATGGACGTTCATTCTCTGTTTGTTTTTTTTTTAAATGGCAAGAAGCAATAGTAAGAAGCTACGAGGGGCTATTCAGTCAGAAGAAAAAGGAAGAGAAGAAAAGAAGGTTTGAAGATATTAACCCAACCTCAATAGAACCTAAGTATGCTTATCACCACATGATAAGTATTTTGATTAAGGAACTAAACGAAACGAGGGATGGAATCTATAAGACTAACTATTTAGCGGTTTTAGATTGGTTAGGTTATTTTAAGAATAGAGATGAAGTACAGAACAACATACAAAACAATACTTAGATGATAACAACACTAAATCAATTAATAGGATATTTTGAAGCGTTTGCAGATGCTCATGGACAAATAAAGGATTTCGGTTATGGTTCAACTAGTGAGATAAGCACAACGGATCAAATGGAGTTTCCTTATTTATGGGTAACTAATGCGACATCTAGTACAATTGAAGTGAGTAGAAATAAGACTGTTATCCCTACCTTAACTTTTCAATTCTTAGTATTAGACCAATGGAATAACCAAAGCAACTACAAAGATGTAAACGGTTTAGACTCTAATAATACAGGTGAGATAATGTCCGACACTCAACAGATTTGTATGGACATTGTAAACTATGTAAGTAATTACCTAAGAGATCAGAAGGTACTTATTCCAGATGGGGGAGCAGTAACTATTGAACCTATCCAAGACGACACAACAGATAAGGCGTATGGTTGGATTCTTACTTTAGATTTAAAAATATTAAACCTTAATTGCAACATACCTGGAGACTTTGATAATATTAACCCCCCAAATCCTTGTGAATGTGATGTGGCTAGCGTATTCAATTCAGATGGGAGTTATAATACAACGGTTGAAAGTGGGGGTAGTTTAGAGACTCCAGACATAGAGTTGTTTATTAATGGTGTAAGTCAGGGGTTATTTCCTAGTGTAAAGGATATAGATTTAAATTTTTCTGGTGGTAGTGCTGATAGTTTAAAACCTACTAGAACAGGACAGACAATATCATACGCAACAAACGATGATGGAGACATTCAATTTGGTAGGGACACGGATTTTTTCACATTATCTTGGACAAATCCTTTTGGGAACAATAATAGATTTACGGATACAGATGGACTCCAGGTTTATGGCAATAGCCTTTATGTGGATTGGACAACATTCGATTCATCAAATTCAGAAGTTAGTGTCTTTTGTTTCGGTGCTCAAAAAGGGATTTCAGCAAATACTTGGTTCAACTGGTTAGCTGGGCAACCTTACACCGTAGAAAGTTTCAATAATTGGTATGTTTGTAATATTAGGCAAGTACAATCGTTGGCTAATTTTGGTGCGGATTCTGTTTTTAATTACTCCCCATTAAATTATAATATAACAGGTGGCGCGACAGCCCTTTGGAGTTCTACTGTGAAACATAACGATTCATCATTTGTTTGGGTTTGGTATGTTGGTAATTCCATGAGGGTATGGGGTACTTTAACTAATAACTTTCAGTCTGCATTGGTTAGACAATTCACATTATCAGAACTAGGACTATAAAAATATAAAGATATGAATATTTATTTTAAAGAGAATACAGGATTAAAAACGGCACAAGAATATAATACAGATTATTTCACTATTCGTTTTATTGGTGCTAAGTTATTAGAGAATAAGGCACACGCTGAGTTAATCTTTTGGGAGAGGCTGGAAGATGCACAAAAAAATAAGACTCCTAATTTATCTAGGACTGTTGAATGGGATATTGTAACGGAAACTTCTATTGATTCGGGGGTTAATACTTTATTCACTGCTGATAGTTTAAAAACTACAAATGGTGAGGTAATAACTTTGAAAGGTGCTACTCTAGTTGAGTAATGAAAAACGATAAAGGACTAAAAGAAGCATTAGAGATATTTGGTAAGTCTTATATCGCAGAACTAGGAGACCAACTAAGGAAACTAGATAAGGATGCTAGTGGTAAATTATTAAGGTCTTTAGATAGTCGTGTAATTAAGACGGCTATGGGTACTATCTACACTATCCAATTAATTGCAGAGGATTATTTACAGTATGTAGATGCTGGGAGAAAACCAGGAAGTAAACAACCGCCTATTTCTGCTATTAAACCTTGGTTAAGGGTTAGAGGGTTGCCACAAAACTTAGCGTTTCCAATTGCTAGGAGTATAGGAGAGAATGGTATTAAACCAACCAATGTAATAGACAAGACACTAAAGAAGATGGATAGAGGTAGGGCGGTAGATGCTTTTGAAGATGGTGTAAGTGATTGGGTAGATGATTTGGTTGGAGATTTACTATTAAATGTTTCAAAGAATAATAACATAACAGTAAGAAATAAATAATGGCTATAACAATAAAAACAGAACCGAATGAGTTTAGTGCTGGATATAGTGCTATACCTTTACGGGTTTTATCTGATGAGACAGATGTAGAGAATTTAAAGTATAATATTCAAGTAACATATCAAGAGTCTGAATATGCTTCTAGTGTTCCCGTAGATTATAATGGTTTAGTTTATACTAAGATTACAACGGTTTTAGACCATGGTTATACTTTGGGAGATGTGGTGTTATTTTACAACCCTGTTACAGAATCTTATTCTGGAACTTACATAGTAAAAGAGATAGTATCTAGTACTGAATTTGTGATTGACTTGGTATTAGGTGCGCCAATTGTTGCAACATCAACAAGTTACTTTTATAGAATCATTCCCTATTCAATGTTACCCGATGAAGACTATGAGGCTAAATTAGACTTAAGCAACTCAATAAAGGATTTTGTAACTCAGGACATAGAAGACACAGGAGAAATATATGAGGCTTTAAATACCTTTTTTGAATACGGGTTAACTATTGGAACAGAGTATAAGTATGTATTTGAGTTTGAAGATAATTTCTTTAATGCTGGCAATGTAGGATTCAATAATACAAGTGGAACAGCTTTAGATGTTGCCAATAGCCCATTTAAGATAGGAGATCAAATCAATATACAACAAGACCTTTACGAGTGGACTTATGATGATAATACTTTTAGTGCTGGAGACTTGGCTTTTACTTCTGCTTTAGTTGATCATAACATACCATTAGGAACTCAAATAAATGTAACGGGTCAAATAACAGAGCCAAGTTACAACGGTGCTACAACGGTGACGGAAATAATAGATGCTAAAACAATTAAGGTAAATAAACCATTTATTGCAAGTACACCAGCTGAGGGAGGTAGTATCTTTGGAGTTATTACACCTTCTTATAATACTGTTGGAACTATTACAGATATTTATTATGATGCAGTTCTAGGATATGTTATAGAGACTAATATCCCTTATACAATTGCAACACCACCGATAGGAGGAAAGATTAAGTTTGCAGATGGTAGAATATCAGATTTCCCAATTGAAGAAAAGGTTGATGATTTGGTAGCTTACAATAGTGTATTCACTAAGCGACAATATGAGTTTAGTGGTAATGATTTTGACTCTTATGTAGTTCAAGCAAGAACGTTTGATGAGAACAACCTTAGTACTATCTTATCTCAGATGGACGTTAAGAACCTAAGATTTAGAATAGAACCTAGTTCTAAGAGTTGGCTATTATGTCAGAGTAAAGATGTCGGAGTATTTAAGGCTAATCCTTTAATCACTTGCTTTAATAGTTCTGATGTAGTAATATCTGAATTTAGAATTAACAACTACCAAGACTTTGACAACTTTTATTTTCCTATTGGTATTGAACAAATGATCTTAAATAGTAATACTACTTTAATCTCTGGTTCTTCTTTATCAACTGTAAAAGATGATGTGTCTTATTACAGAGTTGAGTTAGATAGAAATACAAACGTAGCAAGTAACAATATAGTATTTGAGGTGAATGATGATTGTTCAAGATATGACATTTATCATTTATGTTGGAAGGATGCCTTTGGAAGTTGGTTATCTTACCCATTCAAATACATTCAAAAGAATATTACAGAGGCAGAGAGAAAGGTGTACTATCAGAAGGAGGGGAGATTTGATTTAGATAATGACACTTTTGGTTATGATGGATTCAGTAGAGGGGACACGAACTATTACAACAGGTACAGGGATAAAATGATTTTGAATAGTGGATGGGTTGAGGAATTTGAGAACGAGATTATAAAAGACCTTTTTAACTCTTCTAATGTAATGGTTCAAGAGCCTGATGGATTATTGGTAGCTTGTACGATCAACACAAACAAACAAGAGTTCTTTAAGAAACAAACAGACTATTTATTTCAATATCAATTTGAGATTACTTTATCATCAAACGAATATAGAAAGTAAATGAATAGGAGCGAATGGAGGAAAGAAGTTTATAAAGCAATGAGAAAGGGAGACCTAGATAGGCTAAGAGAATTGCATTTGTCAAACATTTACAAGCAAAAAATTAATGTTAAAAAAAACTAATAATCTTAACATGAGAATTTTAGATAAAATAGTTGAATTGTCTTGGTGGTTAAACCCAGTTTTTTTATTAGTAGAGTTGTTCACTTTTTTAAAGTGTTCAATTAAAATGAACAAATATAAATAATGAACGGATTTAGTATAATAGCAGACGGGCAAAGATTAGATACTTATGAGGATATAGGTATATCTTTGAATTACCAAATAGATGATATTCTAAAGATAGATAAAAGAAATACTAATTTTAGTAAGACTATAACTATCCCAGGAACATCAAACAATAATAAATTCTTTAAGCAGATATTTGACGTTAATATCAATAATATTAATTTTAATCCTAATATTAGAATACCAGCCTCCATAACTATTGGTAATAACACGGTACTTATTGGGAACTTACAACTTAATAAGATTAACACTAAGAATGAAGAGGTCACTTATGATGTCGTAATATTTGGAGAGTTAAAGAATATCATTAATGAGTTTGGAGACTTCACATTAAAGAATTTAGATTTTAGTGAGTACAACCATACAAGAGATAAGACTACTATCCAAAATTCATGGGATTATACTTGTAAGGTTAACGGTGTTGATACTAACTTAGTTAATGAAGGGCAAGGATATATTTACCCGTATATCGTTAATGGGAATAGTACAGATATTTACGATAATGTTTATATCTATGATTTGTTCCCTAGTTTCTACCTAAAGACTTACATTGACAAGATGTTTGAGTTTGCAGGGTTTACCTACACTTCCAACTTCTTCAATTCTGATTACTTCAAAAAGTTAATCATTCCATTTGTAGGAGATAAGATAGAGTTAGATGCAACAGAGGAAACGGCTAGGAAATCCATAGTAAGTTTAAACGGTAACGAGGGGAGCGGTAACGAATACAAGGTTCTTACAGTTGAGAGGACAATAGGACAAAATAACTGGTGGTATAATTCCTCACTTGCTTACTTTATAGGTTTAAATAGAGAGAGTGGCACGGTAGATGATGGAGGTAATGAAATAACCTTTACAGATGAGTTAGGACAATGGAATGGAGATAGTTTCACTTGTGATAAGGTTGGAAGGTATGATATAGATTTTACAGGTAAGTTAATACCAAAGATGCGACACGTTAGCGGTAGTGATATAACTTATCAAAGTGGAACTAGTGAGTATTTGTATAGGCTTCAATTAATCAAGAACGATGGGACTCTAATTATTTTAGATTCATCAGTAGACCCAAACGACCCAAACGACATAGACGGTATTAGAGAATTTGATTTATCAGATAGTTTAGCACATACATCTCCTTGGTATGATTTCGATAGTGAGTTACCATTTAATTTAACTGCTGAAAATGTATTTTTAGAACCTGGAGACGAAGTAAGAATATTAGTAGGCTTTAATTATCGTAGTGATATGAATTTCGCTGGTAATGATAGTAACATCTTAATGACTCTAATGCTTAAAGAATCTTTAGACGGGTTATTTACAAAGATGGATATTAGACCCTCATCAAATGCTAGTTATGGGAATGAAGATTTAACAGTTAACAGTTTACTATCTGATAAGATCAAGATTAAGGATATGTTTATGGACGTTGTTAAAATGTTCAACTTAATTATTCAAGACGACCCGAACCAAAAAGGAAATCTAATCATAGAGCCTAGAGATGATTTTTTCAAGTCAAAACAAAAGGTTAAGGATTGGACTCAATTAGTGGCTAGAGATAAAGACTATAAGATTACTCCAATGTCAGAGCTGGACGCTAAGACGTATCTATACACATATGCAGATGATACCGACTTATACAATAAAGAGTATAAGGATGAGATTAAGAGAACGTATGGTGATTTATCTGTTACGGTTGTTAATGACTTTAGCGAGAAAGTAAACAAAAATGTTTTAAAGTTCGCACCTACTCCATGTAGTAATTTTCAAATAGGAGACAGGGTTGCACCATTCTTTGCAGAGAAAGATGATGAGAGTTTAAAGGCTAAAAAGGTTAAGCCTAGAATCTTATTTTACAATGGTACTCAATCTATCACACAAGATAGTTTAGTTCTTAAAGATAACATAGGAGATACGGGAACGGGATTAGATGTTTACCCTTATTGCGGTATGTGGGATGACCCTTACAATCCAACAGAGGATTTAGGGTTCGGTTCTAGTTCTAAGATATATTGGAATCCTTCAAATGTTCCTATCTCTAATTTATATCAAAAGTTTCATAAGGCTACTTTAAATAATATCATTAACATCAATTCAAGGCTATTAGAGGTGAATGTTTATTTAACTCCTAAAGATATAGCGGACTTTGATTTTAGAGACATCATTTTTATAGATGGTAGTTATTGGAGGGTGAATAAGATTAAAGACTACAACCCGATTGGTGCTGATAGCTTAACTAAGGTGGTTCTTTATAAAATCATAGATTTAGATGTTTTCAATAAGTATAGTGTAGAGATTCCCACTTCTGGAACTTCATGTCCTTACGATCTGAGTGTAAGTGTAGGAACTAAAAACCCTTACTATATTTCTGCTAGTGGTTTGACTATCACAGAGGATTGTTGTAAAGCGATGGGCGGTAACTATCAAAACGGGGTTTGTTATCTAGGTGCTGGAGAACCATTAAACCCAATAAGAGAAGATAACCCGACAATAATAAGCGGTAACACTACACCAACGCAAGAACCTAACGGGGCGGTTATGATGGGTAGGGATGGGAATAGTCCAAACTCAAACGGGGTTAAGATGTATGGTAGTGAAAACTATGTACCCGAAGGAGTTGAAAGTGCGGTAATAGTAGGAGACAAAAACTCTATTGCAAAGAATACGGATAAAGTTTTAGTTGTTGGAGATGCTGTCTATGCTGATAAAAGCGAGGCTATCTATGTTGGAGAGACTGTTATAACTACTGAGGGCGTAACTGTTGGAGGTAATACTACTGAATTAGAGACAACGGATGCAAGTATTATTGATGCGATGACTATTCCAATTGCAGAGGGTAATTGTGTGATAATAGATGTTAGTGTAGTAGGATTAAAAGAAGATAGTAAGTTTGGACATAGTTCTGTTATTTCTGCTACTTATAGAAATGATGCAGGAACTATTAATGAGGTTGGGTTAACAACTGAAAAAGAGAAAACAGACTTTGCAACTGCAAATGTTAATATAACTATCTCAGGTACTAATGTAATTGTAACGGTTCAAGGTGAGGTTTCTAATACTATTAGATGGGTTCTAAAGAGGTCTATCACTTTAGTTGATGTTACTATACCATTGATATAAAAAAAGGGGAACGCTACGTTTAGCCGACTCCCCTAGTTTTAGTTATTAACCCATTTATATCTCAAAGATACAAAAACATTTAACAAAAACAAATATTTAATAATAAATATTCTATGTGCGAATACTGTGACAATATAAAAAAGATAACTTTTGATAAGGAACTATCAGAGGAAGAGAAGGTAAAGAAGCTAGAAGAGGAAACTTTAAAAGAGATATTCTTAGATTTTTTAGATGCTAATGAAGATATAGGAATACCATTAAGTGAACTAGGATTAACGCAAGATGATTTAGATAATGCGCCTAAATACGATATAGGGGATGAAGACTTTAGTATAGGTCGTGATGAGTTCAAAAAAAAAGAAGAGTTTAAAATAATTTCACTTTATAAATATGACTCTTATGCTTATGGTTCTCTAGGGTACGGGAAAAACTCTAGGAGGTTTTGTAAGACAATAGCAACTAGGACTAGAGCGTCTTTGATGAGATACCAAGACATTCTAAGATTAAACGGTTCTAACCCTGGTTTTGGTTCTGGAGGTTCAAATAGTTATTCAATATTTTTGTATAGAGGTGGGTCTAATTGTAAACACTTTTGGGTAAAGTATTATTATGATACAGAAAGTCAAATGCTAGTACAAGCACCACCAACCGATCAACCTACTCAGATTCATAAAGGCGATATGCCACCACCTAAAAAATAAAACATGGCTAAAGATGTTCAAATAGATGTTAATGTAAATACTAAGGATGCCGTAAAAAATATGTCAGACTTAGACAAGGAGTTGAAAGAAACTACTAAGACTCTTGGTGGCTTA